CCCATAGTAACTCCCTGAACCTGGTAGAATAGCTGAGCGCATTAAGCCCCGCACCTGCTGTTACTGCAAGTGGGGTCACGAGTTCACAGCGACGAACACTTACATCGCCAAGAACGGCTGGCGTACATGCCGGATCTGTGGTGCTGACCGTCAAGCTGGACGACGCCTCTTTAAATCGGACAGACTAGAACAAACTTAGCGTATCGGACGTAACTGTAAAGGTGCCCCCAGGGCCGCTGTATGTCTCGACGGTGATGCCCTGGACGATCCCGGCTCCGGCGGAGGTGGTTGTTATCGCGCCGCCGGAGCCGCCGCCGGCTGCCGTCCAGTTCTGGATGGAGAACGTCCCGGCGCCTGTGTTCGCTGCGGTGACCTGGTAGAAGTTCCCGACGACGTACGGGGTGGGGATTGTCGCGCCGGCGCCGTTGAACAGGACCACTGTCTGGTTGACGGCGAGGGTGTGGCCGGGGGCGGTGAATGTCGTGGATCCGGTGGGGGCGGTGAATGCGTACTGTGTGGCGCCGCCGTTGGGGCCCATGCCCTGGAAGTCCGTCGCCGATCCTGCGGCGAGGGTGGATGTGTCCCAGATGCCGACCCAGGCGACGATGCCGCCGGCGGGGACGTTGAATGCCGTGATCGACCCGGTGGTGGTGATCGTGTTGCCTGGTGCGGGGAGGCTTGACGGCCAGTTCGCGGACACGGCGACCCTGGCGTAGCCGCCGCCGGACAGTTCTGAGGAGAACGCGGTCGTGTTCGTCGCCCCGTACGCGCTGTGCAGGGACAGGTAGCCGCCGAGGGTGTGGACCAGGTTGTACAGCATGGCCATCTGGCCGGCAGTGGAAAACGGCATTGCTCTGTCCTCCGGAGGACGTAGTTGAAGGAAAGACGGCTTGAGAAGGACAGGCTTACTGCGGCTGCGGGTTGCCGGCCAGGATCAGCGGGCCGGAGACCCATGAATATGCGCCGGTGGTGCCGGGGTTCATCCAGAGACTCTGCTCATAGGTTCCCGGCGGCAGCGTGACTGTGGCGGCGGGGTAGATCGTCAGCAGCACCTGTGACAGGACGGGCGTCGATGTGACCGTGATCTGGCCTGCCGCAGTTGCGGACTGGGTGATGTCGATTACCGGCGTCCCCGCGCCGGTCGCCGTGTCGCGGACTACCCATTCGAAGAATGACCCGCCGAGGGGGTAGGGCGGTGATGTGGCTGGTTCGGGGATGGTGAAGGTGAATGCCCATTGCTGGAGGGTTCCGGCGGGCATGCGGAGGGTCCAGCTGAGGGCGGCGGAGGAGACGGCCACCGGGCATCACCCGCCTGTCCGCTGCGGGTCAGTGGTGGCTGGCACGCAGGTCGGCCCATTCGCGGAGGGTGCGCTGCGCGGCGGCCTGTACTTCGGGGGTGACTTTGACTTTGCCGCCGAAGGCGTGTCCTTCTGCCCAGTCTTTGATGGCGCTGATGGCCTCGGCTATGGCGTGGCTTTCGCCGAGGCCCTGGTCTCTCATGAGGGCCCTGGCCGTGTTCTGCACGTATGCGGGCAGCTGCTGCATTTCGGGTACTTTGGATGACGGGGTGTGCCACAGGCCCTCATGCCCCAGCGGGTTGTGCACCGCGGACACGTACGGTGTCCGCGCCGACTTCGGCGACTCCGCGTACTCGCTTGTCCCCGCCGCGCCCTCGGGCTTCTGCGACGAGTGGGTCTGCATCGCCGTCTCGACATCCCCCGCGGCGACGATGCCGACGTAGGCGGTCACCGGCTGGCCGAGCTCGCGGAACGCCAGGGCACGGTGATGGCCGTCGACGATGTAAAGGTGCGTGCCGCGGGGCGTGTCCGGCCTGTCGCACAGGATGACGGGCTTGACTGGCCGGCCGCTGTCCTGCCTGCGCTGGATTTTCCGCCTGAACCGTTCCACTTTCGCGGGCTCGTGCCCGGCCTGCCATTTACCGGGGGTGAAAGAGATCGCCGAGAGCGGGACCTTCTTCGGCCCGGTCCATTCCGCGCGCCTGACCCATGCGATGGCCTTGGCGGGGAAGTCGTCGAGAAGCTGGGCGTAGACCTGTTCCCCGGTGCTCTTGGACGTGTCGGGGTGCTTCCATGGCTTGCCGGCCTTGGTGACGGCCGGCGGGCCGGGCGGAGGCGGCTGTGCCGGGATGGTGGCGCACCGGCAGGCCGGATGAGCGGGGCATCCTGGTGTGTGCGTGCCCGGCCAGATTGTCCCGGCCGGCTGGGGGCTCGCCGCGGTGTTCGCCGCGCAGCCCTGGCACCTGCGCGAGTCGGGCACGGAAATCCAGGTGAGCCATGTGACGCCGGCCTGCTGGTAGGCGGCCTGTGCTCCGTCGCTGATGGCCCTGAGCGTCTCGGTAAAGGCGATCAGGTGTGCTCTGCGGTCAGCGCGGAGGAATTCGTCCAGCAGCGCCAGCAGGGTTCCTGTGGTGGCTCCCCCGGCCGTGAGGGCTTTCGTGAGCGCGGCGGCGAGGCCGGCCATGCCCGTGGCTGACATCTGGCGGATGGCCGCCTGCCGGGCCAGCTGGGCCATCCCCCCGGCCGGCGGCGGGGCCTGCTGCGGCTGCCCGGCGGCCTGGCTGCCTGACCGGTGCCCGAGCTCGAAGCCTTCTGCGTGCACCTGGGCGAGGATCAGGGCGAGACGGTCGCGGAGCAGGTCAGCGATCATCGATGCCAGCACGGCCGCGGTGACGGGCAGGGTCCCGGCCAGCCACTGCGCGAACAGCCGGGCGGCTTCCCGCATCACCAGGGCGAATGCGGCAGCGATCTGCTTCTCGTATTTCGCGGCGAGGGCCTCGTCGTGTTCCCACGCGAGCCACTGCGGCCGGGGTTGTGCCGGGGTGCCGCTCTCAGCGGCCGGCTGTTTTGGGAGCGACGCCCGCGCAGCCGTCAGTACCTCGGCGACGTCCAGGCCCTTGGTGACGTCCTCGCAGATCACCGCCATCACCGCGCCGGGAATATGCACGGCCTGCCAGGTGGCCGGGTCCCGGCCTTTCCGCACATGCCTGCCCAGCGCGTCAAGCTCGGACAGTGCGGCCTTCGCGGACGGTGCCGTCGTCAGCGCGCCGAGCAGCGCGGCCTTCGCCGATGACCCCGACGCCGCCGCCGCGGCCTCGGCCGCCCCGGCAACCGCGGCAGCATGCGACGGCGTCGGATCCCGGTCCGGTTTCCCCGCAGGCACATGCGTAGTCCCCGGCATGTGACCCTGCGCCAGGGCGGGCTTCGGGTTGACCTGGCCCTCATTCGCCCCGGGTGATGCGCTGCCGCCCTGGGCGCCGGTCATCTGCTGCTGCACCGACGGGAGGGCCGCCTGCTGTCCTGCGGGCTGGCCCGTTACCGGGTCCACGCTTCCCAGCAGCATGACCCCGTTGGCTGACGCCCACAGCGGGTCCTGGGTAACCGGGAGGCCCCACGGATCCAGCCCCAGAACCCCGCGGGCCTCGTCGACCGACCGCAGCCCGGCGCCTTCCTGCTGGATCAGCAGCTCCGTCAGGGTCTGCTCGTACTCGTCCTCTTCCAGCCCCTCGAACAGGAACTGCATATCCACCTGGCCGGCGGCGACCTGGATGACCTTGTCGAGGAGGGACTGCTTGAGGAACTGCAGCATCGGGACGAGGGATTTGCGCTGATGACGTGCAGCGTCCGCTTTCGCGGCCTGATTCATCGCCGACGGGCTCTGCGTGACTGCGACTTGCGGCATAAGACCCAATTCGGTAGGTTGTATCATAAAGGCCATGCAGACCTCTACTGATACGATCTGGTCGAACTGGTCTGCTAGCTGCGGTGGCTTCTGGGGCTCGGTCTTGCTCCCTGGCGGCAGAACTATAATCTTATGCTTAAATCCGACGTCCCCCGACAAGACGTTCATCGCGTCTTGAAGTTCGCGCACCTGCGATGGCGTCATCGCCGCGTCACCGGGCGAGATGAAAAGTCCCGGTATGGACCCTTCGCGGAAATAGTCCAGTTGGTACCCCTGTTTGGACAGGCCCGACATCACCGGGACTAGGGCCTGCTCAATGGGAGGCGATCCGTAGGGCGTATCTGTCGCCCGCGTGAACGGGAGGTACAGCATCTGGTCGCCCCGGTACTCCCGTACCTGGCTGCGGGTCAGCTCATCCGTCAGATCCGCCCCGGCCATTATGGTCATAAGGTCCGTCCGGGGCACCCCGAAAAGAAATTGCTGGAATGCTGGCGAAGGCGGCGAAGGACGCGAACCATGAAGATCCACGAGCGGGCGCAAGGTCTCGCCAGAGATAAGCTCCAGGGCTGACAGGTCCGAACCCATCAGGCCGCGGCCCTTTACCCGCGACGGGCGCAGGAACACACTGAGCGCGTCAATAGCGTACACGTCTTCAAGAAGAGTGTCGATCCATGATGACCAGGACCCATATTCAGGGTCAGGATTCTTAAAGAATCGGATGCATTCAGCGCGCCGCTGGCCAAAGTCTTTCATAGCCCGGTGGTCGCCGCGCATGGATTTCGCGGCGTCCTTGGTGGGAACGATATCCCATTCCAGGCCGCGTATCTCCGACTTCAGCAACTGAATACAGGCCCGCGCTACGGAATAGAGCCGGCTCAGGCTGCGGAGCGTATCGAACGTGCAGAGCTTGACGCCCTCAGTGCCAGGCGGAGAAGGAAGATCCCAACCCACGGGGTACTGCCAGCGCCGGGGCATCGCCCGGTCTGACCCGTCCGGTGGCCTGTCGACAGGCATCGGGCGGACCGGGGCAAGCGGCGAGAAAGCCCCGTCAGTGAAGTCCTGCGCCGGACGGGGGAGGAAGTTGCCGTAGGTGCCACCCCAGCCGCCGCCCATGCCGATGCCGGGATACACGCCCGGTGCGCCCTGCCCGGCAGCAGGCGGCGCTGCGCGGGCGGCCTTGGCGGCGGCGAGGAGAGCGGACGGTGACGGCACAGGTCACCGCCGTCGGCCATGTCATCATGAATGCATGGATGAGCCTGCAGAGCATGTCGGTATTGAACGTTACGAGCTGGACCTGCTCCTGGCCGTTGCCACTCTTTACGTTAACGCTTTTGCCGGCAGCGAGATGATGACGCTGCCCGGAAAACTCCTTGTTCAAGACGTAGAGAAAATTCTCGAACGGTACGGGCGCCGGTACTGATCAGGTCACGTCGGTTTTGCTTGTTCTTCGCTGCGGTTGTCGTCCTCGCCGTATGTGAGCCTGGGCGGTGTCCACATTCCTTCTGGCCAGTATTCGCCGCCGGTGAGGCGGCCGTCGCGGTCGACCTGGAATGAGGCGAGGCGGGGGCAGGCGAGCTCGGCGCCGGCGTGGACGCCGTTGCAGCAGCGGCAGAGCGCGCCGGTTCTGACGGCTTCCTCGAGGATGCCTTTGTCCTCGTTGCTGAGGGGCGCCGGGGGGGTGAGGGTGGCTGGTATTACGGGCTGGGGTGGTTGTACGCGGCGGCAGGTTTCCTCGATGAGGTCGTGTGCGCGTCTGGTGACGACGTCGTAGGGGAGGTGCGGGCCCTGCGGCCGGGTCATGGCCGGGGCAGCCTGTTCCGCATGGGCTGCCACATCAGCGCCGGGGCTCGCCGCGGCGCGGTGGTGACACGGTCACCAGGGATTATGTCCCAGTCGCGTTCGGCTTTGTCCTGGCCGCAGTCGTGGCAGGTAGCTTGCTTCATGGTCGCGGTCCATATGGTTCCG